TAATCTATTTGCTACACCATCAACTGTATCAGTATTATAAATAGCCGCATAAGCTGCAGTGAAAGTTGCACTACTGTAAGTAACATTAGCAAAATCAACTGAAGCAACTGCTGTACTAGAAGCGACTGCTTGTGAGCCTAAAGTTTTTACAGAATAATTAGAACTTCCTCCTGAACTTACTTCATTGTTAGTTGAATAAACTGAACTAGATGTTGTATAAGTAGAAGAAATAGATCCGGTATACAAAGAAATTTTAAAAGTGTTTCCTCCATTTGAAAAGTCATGTTGCGCAGAAAAAAGTGCACCTCTAAAACTAAATGGTATTATATTTGCCATATTTTTTTATCTCCTTAATTAACTTGATGGTGGTTTAACGTTAAGTTGAGCTCGAACTTCACCATCTTGATATTCGTCTCTGCGTCTGATACCGATTTGCTCGATAGCGTACGATTCAATTGCTTGTCTATAAGCCTGTTGATAGTATTGTAACATATCCTGCGGGCCTTTCAAGTATGCAAATGTATTTATCAGACAACCATATAAAAGTAAATCCTGATATTTGTTTGACAGATAAGTTCCGTTAGTAGATGCTGGAGCACTTGTTGGCTGTGTAGTATCTGTAATACTTATAGGCTCTTTATCATATGATATTGTAATTTCATAAGTTTTATCTGGTGTAGGTGCAACTACCCAAAATTCTTCGTCCCAATTAGCATAGTATTTAGGAATATCTACCGCAGATGTAGAAGGTGTAGAATAATATTCGGCCATAAAACTAGTATCTCTTTGTTCTAAATAGTATTGATTTCCGGCCTGATCTTTAAGTTGAACATATCTAATTGCTCTTAAATCACTTGGAATAGTTACATATCTATTTCCAATAATAGCATTTGAAGTTGCATAAAATACATTTTGATCGGTATCAATTTCTCTATATATTTTATTTTCTGCGTTTTTAATAATTGTGTCAAGAACTGAATCCGTTAAAACTTTTGGAGTTGTAACACCATTGTCTACCTCGGTATAATTTTTAATGTCTGTTTGTAAGTTTGCTAAAGTATATGCCATTATCCGTTTACTACCTCAAGAGTTACAGGTCCTGCAGAACAATTTGCTCCACCACCTTCTATATTACCTGTTGTTGCATTACTAGTGCTAGTTATATAA